GCACTTCTTTAACTATGCAGAGTGCCCAAGCCTTGACGTTATCTCAGGCAACTTCCCTACTTACAAGTTAGTAGAAGTTAATGACAGTCTTGATTATTTAATTGATTCTGTAATTGCAGACCGCCGTAAGGCATCAACCATCAACATGATGGATACAACCCTTAGCATCTTGGAAAAAGAAAAAGACCATGAGAAGGCACTCCTTGTTCTTCAAGGTGGCCTTGCTAAGTTGGAAGAAGATGGTCTTAGTAAGACTAGCGACTTAGACCTTACCGATAACGCACTAGAGCGTTTCAATGAGTACGAGTTTAGAAAGAACAATCCAGGCATGCTTGGCGTTGCCACTGGATTCCCTACTATGGACCTAGCAACTAACGGACTACAAGATGGTCAGTTAATTGTTATCGTTGCTCCACCTAAGACTGGTAAGTCAACTCTTGCTTTGCAGGTTGCACAGAACATCCATATGCAGGACAAGTGTGTAATGTTCCAGTCATTTGAAATGAGTAACCACGAACAGCAAACTCGTTACGATGCTATGCGTTCACGCGTATCACACACACGTTTGTTAACTGGTACTTTATCTGCAGAAGACGAAGCAAGATACAAGCAGAAGCTTAAATCATTAGAGAACATGCGTAAGAAGTTCTGGTTAGTGGACTCGGCTAACGGCTCTACCGTTTCTGGTATTGCTAACAAGATTCAGGTTCTACACCCAGACATAGTATTTATTGATGGTACCTACCTTATGATTGACGAGCAGTCTGGCGAGCAGAACACACCACAGGCAATTACTAACATCACCCGTTCGTTAAAGCGTATGGCTCAGCGCTACAAGGTCCCAGTAGTTATCTCTACTCAGGTACTTAACTGGAAGATGAAGAAGGGTCAGGTAACTGCTGACTCAATCGGTTACTCATCTTCCTTCCATCAAGATGCTGATGTCATCTTTGGTTTACAACGAGAAGACGAACACGTTGATGACACCCGTGTACTTAAGATTCTTGACTCACGTAACTCTGGTCGCGTAGACGTCTCACTTCTATGGGACTGGGGCACAGGTACGTTTAGAGAGATTGATGCAAGTGATATCTAATGACCATCGAGGAGATGAAAGACACTCTTAGTAGTTTAGGTCTTGAAGTCAACGATACTCGTGGCGATGAGATTCAGATTAACTGCCCTGCTCATAAAGAGCGCACAGGCAAAGAGGATAGGAACCCATCACTATGGATAAACGCCGATAGTGGCGCGTTCATATGTTTTTCCTGTCAGTGGAAGGGAAACATCTACACACTTATAGAGCAGGTCAGCGGTGTAGCTGGTGGTGGTAATTTAGATTTAGCAGAAAGAGTTGAGTCATCTTTACGTTCTCGTTTTCAACGCATTGTAAATCCTAAAGAGAACAAACACGAAGAGCCAGTCATCATCCACGAGTCTATGCTCAGTGCATTTAAAGGTGTCCCTGGAGCTACCTGTTTGACTAGGGGTTTATTACCAGACTTAGTTTGGAAGTACGGCGTACGTTGGAACTCCAATGACAAGTCTTGGATTATTCCTATTAGAGACCCTTTAACTAATAAGCTTATGGGATGGCAGGAGAAAGGTCATGAACGTCGTATCTTTAAAAACACTACACGTGTAAAGAAGGGCGACGCACTCTTTGGATATGACCTCTACGAGGGCGGAGACATGATTGTTGTTGAGTCACCCTTAGATGTTATTCGCCTAGCTTCTGTTGGCTTCCCAGGAGGTGTAGCGGTCTATGGATGTATAGTCTCCGATGCCCAGTTTAATTTAATTCGCGGTGGTCAGCGTGTAATTTTTGCTATGGACAATGATAAGGCTGGTAACGAAGCTACCCGTGACCTACTACATCGTGCTAAAGAGGTTGGTCTTGAGTGCTGGTTCTTTAACTACTCTCAGACAGATATGAAAGACGTTGGCGGAATGTCTCAAGCTGAGATAGTCTGGGGACTTGAGAACGCCACCTACATGCTGAGGAGTTGAAATGATTATTGGATTAACTGGATATGCACAAGCTGGCAAAGACTCAGTTGCTAACATCCTTGTAGAAAATTATGGGTATCAAAGAGTTGCTTTTGCTGACCCTATTCGCAAACTTCTTTATGAGATGAACCCTATAGTTAAAGACGGCGGATATAGAGTTCAAGGAGTTGTTGATGGCTACGGCTGGGATGTTGCAAAAACCGCATTCCCAGAGGTTCGTAACATGTTACAAACTTTAGGTGTTGGCGCTCGCAAAACTTTTGGTGATATGTTTTGGGTAAAGCAGGCTTTAAGTGAGCTCCAGTTGTTTGGAGAAGTTAACTACGTTATTACTGATGTCAGATATCCAAACGAAGCTAAGGCTATTAGAGACTACGACAACTCACAGATTTGGCGCATAAAGCGAAGCGGAGTTATCCCAGTAAACGCTCACGCATCAGAGACAGCCATGGATGGTGAAAAGGTTGACCAGATATTCCTTAACAACGGTACCCTTGATGACCTTAAAGTTCTTATACAAACTAGGATGCGAGCGTACGCATGATGCAATACTGGTCTTGGCTATTAGCCGTCATTGGCGTAGCAGGCATTTACTTTGTAGGTCGTAAAACTATATGGGGTTGGGTAGTACTTTGCTTTAATGAAATTTTATGGATTACCTACGCTTTGATTACTAAACAATATGGGTTTATATTCTCAGCTATAGCTTATGCTGCTGTTTATATTAAGTCTTTTATCCATTGGAGAAGAGACGATGCAAGACAATAGATGCGCAGGGCATTGTTGGGTGTGGGCAATGAAGACCATGGATTGGGTTACTGACGAGGGTAAGGTATTTAAAGGTAACTATGTAATCCAGCGTTGCAATCACTGCCACAAGATGGGGCAGGTGCTTTGTAAGTATCGCCCAGAGGAACACCAGAAGCTTATTCAGGGTTCTCAAGAAGGGTTTGCTAGAGTACATTCTCGTAGACCGTGCCCCGCTGTTGGTCGCATGGTTAAGAAGAAGGTAAAGGAGTATCAGGATGACTTTTAAAGGAACCCTACTTCCGTACCAACCTGAGGCTGTAGACCGCATGGTCGAACGCCATAAAGTTCTTGTTGCCTATGACCTAGGTTTAGGTAAAACGGTTATCACTATTGCAGCCCTAGAACGTTTGATGGATGAGAACAAAGTTACAGAGCCAGGTCTTATAATCTGTTTATCCTCATTGAAGTATCAGTGGGCTAATCAGATTGAGAAATTTACCGATGGAACTTCTAAAGCTTTGGTCATTGATGGAACGCCGAAGAAAAGAGCAGAGCAATATGCTAAAGCCATGGACTGGCACAACTCTGGGGTCGATTACATCATTCTTAACTATGAGCAGGTTGTTAACGACTGGGATACCATCAAAGACCTCCCAAGAGGATTTGTCGTACTTGACGAAGCCACAGCCATCAAGTCATTTAAATCCAAACGTTCCAAAGCAGTAAAGAGGTTAATCAATGCTAAGTACAGATACGCACTCACTGGTACTCCGATTGAAAATGGCAAGCCTGAAGAGCTGTACAGCATTATGCAGTTCGTTGACGCCAGCGTACTTGGTCGGTTTGATATCTTTGACGCTGCTTTTATCGTAAGAAACTCTTGGGGAGCCCCTCAGTACTACCGCAATCTTTCTACCCTCCACACTAGGATGAAAGAGGTCTGCGTACGTAAGGCGCAAAAAGACCCAGACGTTGCTCCGTTTCTACCTGACACTATCCACAAAGACCCAGTAAAGATTGTCTTTGATAGAGCATGCTCAAAGTTATACACACGTATCTCACAAGATTTGTTAGCGGACCTTGATGAAGCTCAAGACTTGTTTGGTTCTAACTTTAATATCATGGCTCATTACGGCATGGAATCTAATCGTGGTGGACCACAGGATGAGATGCGCGGTAAAATCATGTCTAAGATTGGCGCATTAAAGATGCTCTGTTCTCACCCAGAACTATTACGTAGCAGTGCAGCTAAGTTTAAACAAATGAATGGAGAGGGCTCCGCTTATGTCACTGAGCTGGTTGATGGGGGTTTTCTTGATAATACTGGTAACTCGCCTAAGCTTGATTATCTTACTCAATACGTTAAAGACTTCTTGGAACAAAATCAAGAAAACAAAGTAGTTATTTTTGCTACTTATGTAGACATGCTAGACAAGATTGCTGAGGCTTTAGGGCCAGAGCAGTGCCGACTATACTCAGGAAAGTTAGATGCTAAGACTAAAGAAGATAACAAAGTTGCTTTTAATAATGACCCTACTGTTCGTGTTCTTATTTCTTCCGATGCTGGCGGTTATGGGGTAGACCTACCTGCAGCTAACATGTTGGTTAATTATGACTTACCATGGTCATCAGGCACAGCCACACAGCGTAATGGTCGTATTAAAAGAGCCTCTTCAACTTGGCCCTCAATTGTTATTCAAGATATAGTTATCGCAGGGTCCATTGAGGAACGTCAGTGGGAATCCCTACAGCAGAAAAGTTCTATTGCTAATGCCATCATTGATGGCGAAGGCGTAGATGATGATGAAACTAAGGTGTCAATGTCTGTTGGAAGTCTAAAGGCTTTCCTACAATCATCAGATGTCTAGTGCCCCATAGCTCAGTTGGCAGAGCATCGCACTGTTAATGCGAGTGTCCCTGGTTCGAGTCCAGGTGGGGCAGCAATGCGGTTGTAGCTCAGTTGGTAGAGCGGCACCTTGCCAAGGTGCAGGTCGCGAGTTCGAGCCTCGTCAACCGCTCCAATCTCCCTTCGTCTAATTGGCAAGACTGCGGATTCTGGTTCCGCCTATCGAGGTTCGAGTCCTTGGGGGAGAGCTTTTAGTCTATAATTGGTGGATGCCTAACGCACCTAAGACACCAACGCGTACTATCCGCGTATCAGACCAGCTCTGGACTGCCGTCCAGAAGAAAGCTGCAGCTGAGAAGATTACGGTTACCAGCATTATTATCGAAGCCCTAGAAGATTATATTAAAGAAGACTAATCAAATGGGAAAACACCACGATAAGATTGCTAAGGCTTTAGAACAACGCCAAGCAGCTACACCTAATGGAGCTGGTTATAAGAAGCCAGGTTCCATGAATAAAAAGAAAACAGGTTTTAGGGGTCAACGCGCCAAGGGCGCTAAGTAACTTGACAGGCATCTAGCCATCCATTAAGTTCTACCTAACACCTAACGTTAGGAAACTTATGAATCAAGATGCCGTAGTAGAAGATGTAAAGCAGTTTACAGCTCTCAAAGACCAGATTACACAACTGACAGAACGTCAGACAGTTATTAAGAAGCGTCTTACCGAAACGATTGAAGAGTTCGGTGCAGAAGACGACAAGGGTCACATTGTACTTAAGTACAACGAAGACCAGCAGATAATGAAACAACGTCGTGTGTCTAAGAACCTCGACCTTGCTGCTGCAGAAATTATTCTTAACAAAAAAGGTATTAAAGATACCTGTATCAAAATGATTCCCACACTTGATGAGTCAGCAATTATGGCTGCGTTTTATAACGGTCACTTGTCAGAGGAAGACATTGATACGATGTTCCCATCTAAGGTAAGTTACGCGTTCATCGTAGGAAAATAAATGACAGATAAGATTGATAACTTCTTATCTGATTTGGATGATTACTATCCAAACAGTAAGCGAAAGCGTCGCGTAAAAGAAGAGAAGGTAAACAAAAAAGATTCTGATTGGACAATCAATCCAATTAAGAAAACGCTACCTAATGGTCGGGACATGGAGTTCTATACCATTGGTGCGTTAGCAGTAGCGTTAGGTCGCCCACTTGTTACCATCCGTTATTGGATGAAGGAAGGCTACCTACCTGCTCCGTCTTATCGCTTAGGTGATAAGACAGATGCCACGGGAAAGGAAATAAAGGGCCGTAGGTTATACTCACGAGCCCAGATTGATGTAGCAGTTGAGTTGTTTGGAAAGGCTGGCTTCCTAAATAAAACTAGGATACAGTGGCCTAACCAGCAATTGACTGATGCAGTTGCAGAAGCGTGGAGTAACATCCGCGCAGAAGAAACTAAAAACCACTAAAACAAAGGAAACAAATGGCTATCAACAGAACAGACGAATACATGCCTGCTACTGATGATTTTACTATCGACGCCACAGTCGAAGGTCGTCCAGAGCAAGCATCATCTACAGCAGTACAATCAGGTTGGGATGCAGCAGATAAGCTCTCAACTTCTTCAGGTGACTTTCCTACGGAGTTTAAGTTCACCGACGGTGAGTTCACCGTAATTAAGTTCATCGACCAGAATGGTCCTTTTGCAATCTACAAACAACACTTCCTACAACAGAAGACTGTAGGTAAGCGTTCATACGTTTCTCTTGGTTCTAACGACCCATTGTGCACAAAGCTTGGCAGCAAGCCTGAAGACAAGCGAGCATTTACAATTGCCGTAGTAACACCATCAGGTGTACAACGTCAGATGTTGATTGCAAGCCCACGTCTATACAAGACACTTCACTCTGCAGAGTTTTCACCACAGGGTCCATTGACCAAGAACTACTGGGCACTTAGCCGTACAGGCAAGATGCAACAGACTGTCTACAACCTTAACTCAATCAAGCCACGTGACCTCGCTGAGGACTGGGGCATTGATGAGAAGATGGCAGAAGAAGGCGTAGCAGCTATCAAGCCTTTCGAGCGCTCTGTAATTAAAGAGCACACTTGGGAAGAGCTTGAAGAAATTGCTAATTCCCTTCTCTAATCTCTAGTAGTAGGCTGGGGGTAACACGTGCATACGCCCCCAGCCTTCTCCTATTTAAGGAACCTATGAACATAATTACGACTAAAGAACAGTTAGATGAGATGGTGGCTTACTATCTTAAGCAGGATGCGTTTGCATATGACTGCGAAACAGTAGGCCCACGCCGTGGTGTCACGGTGGTTAATGAAGTGTTGTGGTTAAGCTTTGCTACACATGGACGTGGAGATGTAATCCCAATGGGACATCCCAACGGTGAGTTTATTGAAACCATTCGCCCACTTACAGGGCAAGGACAAAAACGTAAAGATAAAGGTTTAGAAGTAAGAGAAGCCGATTACTCTGCTGACGATAAGAAGGCTACACAAGTCTTTGGCCCAGCCCCACAACAGCTATACCCAACAGAGGTATTCAACGCATTAAAGCCGTTGTTTTTTAACGAAGATATTTTAACTATTGGGCACAACTTAGTCTTTGACTTAACATCTGTAGCAAAGTATCTAGGTGGCAATATCCCATCAGGTCCTTACTTTGACACTATGGTTGGCTCGTTTATCTATGACAATCGCAATAAAAACAAGTGCGGTTTAGATGATTGCTTAGAGCGTGAGCTTGGGTACAAGATGACTAAGGGTGTAGGTGCTCAGGTAGAAATCCATGCGTTTGATATTGTTGCTAAGTATGCTTATTTAGATGCCAAGTACACCTTTGCTCTATGGAAAGTTGTACGTGAAAAGATTAAGGCTGCAGATGTAGAGAACATCATGAAGCTAGAGATGGACGTATTAAAGGTGCTATGCCATATGAAGTTGGCAGGCGCACCTATTGATGAAAACGCATTAGAAGAGCTTCACCAGCAATTAGAGAAGGACATCGAAGCAACTAGAGAGACTATCTACTCAGTTGCAGGTCGCGTCTTTAATCTTAACTCCAACCCAGAGAAACAAGAGTTGTTGTACACATCTAAAGACATGGGTGGTCGTGGTCTAAAGCCTAAAGTTCTTACTGGCAAAGGTATTAAGAAAGACATGGAAGGTAGAGAGTTAGAAGTATCTGACTACTCTGTATCAGCAGAAGCGCTGGAGCCATACCGTGATAAAGACCCATTAGTAAAAGCAATGCTTGAGTACGCAGACCTTAACAAGTTGTTAAGCACCTACGTAATCCCATATCTAGGAGGAGAAGTTGTACGAACAACAGGCGGAAAATCTAAGATTGAAGTTAAAGACAGCCTCCTCGTCGAAGGCCGTCTACACTGCGACTTCATACAACATGGGGCAGAGACGGGTCGTTTCTCTAGTCGTAACCCAAACCTTCAGAACGTACCAAATCCAGCCACAGCTCACGGAAAAGCTATCCGAAACCTCTTCTATGCTCCAGAAGGTTACAAGTTAGTAGTTGCTGACTACTCACAGATTGAGCCACGCATTATTGCATCTATGTCGCAGGACCCTATTATGTTAAAGAACTACAAAGAGGGTAGCGATATCTATACAACTGTTGGTGATGTTATGGGCGTCAATCGTCAGGGTGGTAAGACTTTGGTACTTGCTATGGCGTATGGTGTAGGTCCAGACAAGATTGCTCGTTCTATTGGATGTTCTATTACAGAGGCAAAGAACTTGCTAAGCGACTTTGCTGTTAAGTTTGCCAACATCAATCGATACAGAGTAAAGGTTATTGGGGCTACCAAGGTCAAGAACTATGTCACCACCATCATGGGGCGTAAACGTTATATCCCTGAGATTAACTCTAAGAACTTTGCCGAGCGTGGCAGTGCTGAGCGTCAGGCGTTCAACACACGTATCCAGGGGTCAGCAGCAGACATCATGAAGCTTGCTATGATTAGGGCCCACGATTTAATCCCTAAAGAGTCCCACCTCCTATTGACAGTGCACGATGAATTGGTCACCATTACACCTGACCATCTAGTTGATGAGACACGAGAAGCAATTAGAGAAGCTATGGAAGGTATCAACATGCTAGATGTCCCATTGATTGCAGATGTTAAAGTTGTTCAACGGTGGGGAGAGGCTAAGTGAGTTTTTTTGACCGCTTTAAGAAAAAAGATAACAACTATGAAATTTTTACTAGAGATATTCCCCTTAGCACTATCCTTCGTTGGTACATCTATGACACAGAGTTAGGTGAGCCTAATGATGTTGTAGAAGTTATGGGACTTAATAGGGCTAGTGAAGAAGGCGACGAAAAAGAACGCGAAGACAGTGAGATGCGTTTGGATAACATTGGGTATCTAATGCCTTACCTAGATTCTATGGCTGAGATAGCCGCTGATGTTATTACAGCTGTACAGGTAGATGAGATTACTAAAGACAACCCCGATAATGTTGAAGAAATTGAGCGTGAAATTGGCACTATGCGTGTGCTGTATAAAATTGTAAGTTTATCCGCTATCATGGGAGCCTTCGCTTCGGCTATGGAAATAGGTTTGATTGAGCCAGGCGATATACAAAAAACAGAGTGGGAGAATCGGGTACTAGATGAGCAGTAATTGGTGGGCAACTAAACTAGGCACACCTGCAACACCGCAGGCTGCCCCAACTCAACCAACATATGTAGCACCGCAACCCGCAACGTATGTTCAACCTTCACAGCCACAGTATCCACCTACACAGCAAGCAACACCGCAAGCGGAACGTTGCCCAGGGTGTGGAAGCGGTAACTATGGTGGTTCATCACCAGAAGCACGTAAGCGTTGTTACGACTGTGGATACCCAATTCAACAATCAGGTTCAGGAGTAGGTAAAGGTATTGTAGGAGGTCAGTCTTCTGGCGGACCTGCTCAACCTGCAAAGCAAGTGCAATCAGGCGGATTTAACCCACAGACAATCATTGGACACATTTAATGAACGCAGAATTAACTAAACTAATAACAAAGATTAATAAGAAGTACGGTTCCGATACTATCGTTATTGGTTCTGAGATTACTGAGGGCATTGGTCGTTTGACTACTGGCTCAGTGTCTTTAGATGTAGCGTTAGGTGGAGGGTGGCCT